CGAAGAATAAGACCTTCTTTCCTTTGGAGATCCTCATTATATCTCGATTTGAAATATAATGGAGAAACTGCGGAGAAAGAAGTCCACCCAGTGGATCCATCAGAAATAGGTCGTGCAGGTATGAACCTGGTTAACCCGGATGATTCCTGTACTTCAATCCTAACTGCCTCTGAGGCATTCCAATAACCTTTTATGAAAAGGTTGTTTGAAAACTCAATAAGAGACAGCATTCCTGATGGACTTGTTGCGCTAAGCGCCTGCGGTTTTACAGGAGTGACGCAGTAACCACCATATTGGTCGTTACCGCAACTCTCCCTGAAGTGGCCCATGAAGAAACTCTTTGATGAGTTTACTACTAGACCACAAACAGAAAGAAAATCGCAGGTGCGTCTGTGCATCGTGTTTGGGACGATAATATCGTCACCATACACGCGGACCGTATTAGAACATCGTTTTAACAAGGAATCTATTGACTCACCGCTCTTTCTAAGAGAGGCAAGGACAATGATCTTGAAAACGATGCTCTGAATAGGGAAAGTGACTGCAGTTCCCTGAGAAGCAAACTTCTTAAGTTTGAGGCTCAGGGACCGGCCTTTATAACCTGGATAGGTTATATTGATTTCCGGCGTACGTGAAGCGTTGAGAAACTCGAGCAAGATTTTATTCTTGCGAAAGATCCTCTCAACAACAACGCACGATAGCCTATCGGAGGCAGAAGAAAGATCGATAGTTGATAACGATCTATCCTTTGACCCAAGATGGGCACCCATACGGTTAGGTTCCTGATCGGAAAGGTTAAGGAAGTTGAACTTCCTCATCCACCGATTAAGGAAACCTAACATATACTGCTGACACCACATATTATGTGATGGTTCAGAAGCAATCAACCTAGGCTTCTTGGCGTCCTTAGGGACAGCAATTAGCTTTGAGTTGACCTCCGTTTGATCCGGCACTTCAGCATTATGCTGAGATGTCGCACCAAATGGATAGTATGGGTAGCAGTCAGATAACTTCTTTGGCCAATTGATAAAGACAAATTTGTCTTTACTAATTAGGCTGTTAGAAGTTAATCCCGGTCCGTGTTTGAAGTGGAACTCTGATCCTTCCCTCCAGAGGTATTCCTCTGGATTTGGGATGGTGGCAACGATTTCATCAGCTGTTCGCTGGATGAGGTCGAGCCATACATGTGGGTCAGATTCATCTCTCTTGGTGAGAAATTCATGAGGTCTCTTCGACCATCCATGAAGATCAAAAGCCATAATGTCACAAAGGTGAACAATATGGCCAATACCATGAGGATCAAGTTCGTCGCTACCCCAATTGAGTGTTGGGGCGGGGATTGAACTTTCGACATCGATGTACTCCGTAATAGCACTAGCAGTGCGTTCTGGAGTGCATTGCGAAACGATCTTCTTGCAAATACATGATATTTGCCGGATGAACGCAATCGCGTCGATGCATGGTTCCAACTTCAAAGCCAAACTATATGGTTCGAAGATACCCTTCCAGATTCCCTGTAGGAGTACAGGCAGTCCGGAACCGTTAGTCCTCATTAGAGGACCATCGGTTGAGAGGGTACCGAATTCCAATCCGATAAGAAGGTTCTTATCAAGATTTGGAAGGTCGGAGGATAGGAAACCCATCCCCCGACAGCGAACCAACAACTCAATTTTCCTACTATCTCTAGTAAGGTCAATCTCGCTGTAGTATGGCAATGCACTTTTAGCATCTTTTAACAATGCTAAAAGTGTACGCAACGCTATGTTTGATTCTGAACGGCTTTTCATATATGCTCCTTTATCAGGGGGATATATCCGCCGATCGTCGAACACATTAAAAGTTAGGACTCAAGTCCTAGCAATTTAATAATGTTCGGCTCTGTCAGAAATCCGGTGAGAGCGAAGTTATGTTTCTGGGGATCAATCCCCGTATCAGAACGCTCGTTCTCATAGACTGCATATGCTTTCCTTTCAC